CATCCCAATCATCCTCTAACTCGGATTTTAGATCAGAAAGATTCTGCAAGAGAGCATTCCCAAGAGTATTGTTAAGTTCAATAACAACATCCTTGCGCATCATATCCCACTCTAAGTCTGTTTTAGCAGCATAGGTAGAAGAATGATAGATACTCCCATTGACTCCGGCAAGACTAGAATGTACAAAATACTGAAGGCAACGAATAGCTCCGTTGTCATGATCAGGAATAGCCCCGATATGCATAGGATCTACAAACACATTGTGAATCTCTCCCTGATATCCATTGATATAGTAGAGACCCCCAACATGCAATCCAGGAACACAAGATCTTGTATCGTCTGTGTTTACTTTATCCCAAGAATCGAGATAGTGAACACATCCAACCTTGATAAAGTGCCCAGGATCTGCAAATCCGTTATTCCCTTCGCATGCAAAAGCATCTCCTCTATTCCCCATAACAGCGGGTTCAAAGAGTCTATCTTCTACAAACTCAGGTAATCCTTCAGATTTAATTTTCCCTGTGTTTACATCGAAAGTTCTAGTATATCTAGGAACTTTCTCCCCAGTTTCTTCATCATACTTATGCATGATTTCTCTGGAGACTTTGTACCCATTGAGCAATCCCTCTTTCGTGATCTTGATCTGATAGATGGTTGCTCTACGTTCAGCAACATCTTCACTAAGACCATGAGCTGACATTAGTTCTTCTTTCAACTCGGGGTGAACATATTTCATGTTCACAAAGTTGAAGAACCTATCTGAGAAATCCTTCCCAGTCCCATTCTTCATCTTAGCTGCAAGTACAGGATTTCGTAACCAACGCATCCACAATTTGATGAGGGGCATGAAATCCACATCTGCATCCATAGACTCGTAGATACGATCTACAAGGGCTTTGGGCATAGGAATTTTAGATAGCTCTCCTTCATAGTTCAAGAAGAACTGCCCAGTTACATTGTTTACACTGATGTAAGGGCACTTAGATTGCACAATTTTAGCATAATCTTTAGCTGGAGTTAAGATAGCCATAAGTCTATCTACATGTGCATCATACTCTTCTTTTGTGTTAGAAGTGTTAGCTAAGTCTGCAATGGTATTAATCTCATTGTAGAGACTTAAGGAATACTCAACCATGAATGGTTTTTCCCCAATAGAACCTACAATGCACCCATTGATTAGATTGATGTTAATCATCGTTAGAGATTTTTAAGATGTCTTTAATAATAGCAACTGCAGAGGGGAGACAGGCCGGAATCTGCATATCTAATTTACCCCTTACTTTTAGATATGCTTCCATTTCATTTATAAACTCAGTAGTATCAATCACTCTAGAATTTTCATAAATGTTATCTAACAATATTGACACTGTTTCTGTAAATTCTTTCACAAAGGTATTGATTTCCAGGATATCATCGTAGAAAACATCAATATCTTTTATATCCAAATGAAATAGTTCTCTTAGCTTTTCTGCAATTAAATCATCTCTATTAACATCATTTAAGACCTTCAATTTATACTTAGAAAATCTAACTATATTTTTCCATAATGTACATTGGTGGTAGTTGTCTATTAGTACATCATCAATATAGTCATTCATAGCAGATATTACAAAGGCAACATCTCTAAATTCTGGGTTTACATCTTTTATGTAATTAAACCAATGTTTTAGTCTTGGGATTTCTTGATTGGTTATAATCAATTTTAAGAAAGGATTTAGACTTAATGTCCCATCCCCATTATCTTCCCAGAATAGATGCGATATATGCTTAATATTGGGATTTAAGTCTAGAAGTTCTTCTGTTTTCTCACTTACTTGAATCAACTGAACTCTAAAATCAGGGTTTGATAATCTCCTTTGAACTACTTTAGTATCTGGGAAATGCTGGAATCTAGTTGGGAGCTTATCCCAGTAATATGAGTTATCCTGATACCAATTCCCTCTACTATGTTCGTATTTATAACTAAATACTCTAAATAGATAGAATGCTGCTACAAGCTCTTGATGATCTTCCTTTGTGCAATAATATGTTGGGGTTTGTGAAGATAATAATAAACTTGTTTTAGGCTCAACTTTGTCAAGTACAATCTCAGTACGAGTTCTACGTCTATCCTCTCGCAGTGTGTATATTACACTATTCCCTTCTAGCTTCCTACGTTCTGCAGGAGACATATCCCTAAATGACTTCGTTACATCCTCAAGATTTATTGGGGATTTGAAGTCTTCAGGAATCTCTACATCATCATAGGACTTATAGTATTTGGACTTCTTAATAAAGTCAAGTACTATCTGTTCTTCAGCTCTAGCTTTAATAAATAATGCATTCCCTTTGACTTCATCACTAATCCCATTCAGCTTAGAAGTATTCTCTCTTAAGATATAGATAGCAGCATTGTCTATATTTTCACTTTGAGACAGTAAGTAATAGTCTTTTACCTGGCTTCTACGATCTTCTAATACATAGAAATTATTTAGATCTATAAGACTCCACTGAAATACATCTGATAGTTGAAGACTAACTCCTCTAACATTGACTTTATATACGCTGTAATAAGGCAATGCACTTGATAAAGTCTTGTAAACTATAGAGTTATTAAGACTAAATCTTGGAGTTATCTTCTCTAAACTTAAGAATCTGGCAAGTTTCCCAACTAATAAAATAGACTTTGACTCATCATTGTTCCCATTTATTGTAGGGTTAACAATAATAGAGCACTTCTTTATCCACTCTAAGAAATCAGTCTCAGACTGTAGCTCAGTATCAATAAGATCTGCAATCTCATCATGAGCTTTATCTATCAGTTCTTCAATATATCTCTTGGTCTTGTCATTCCAAATAACTTTCTCACGGCTTGGGGTAACTTCAACCCCATCTTGAATAACATGCTCTACTCTATCAGAGTCAATATAAGATTGTCGTATGGGGCACTTTAAACCAACAGCCCCAAACAATTGCTCCATCTCTAACTCCCTAAACTCTATGTGTCCATAGTTTATCCCAGTGTTTGCTTCTGGGGATTTTACAATGACAATATGAGGTTTAGAGTAATACCCTCCATCAGATACTATAATGTTTGAAGAAGTGTGGATTGGGGTCTTAAAGAAGTATTTCTCTCTGATACTAGAATCTTCTTCTTTGTAGAAAAATCTTAGTCCGGGAATGTACATCAACTGATCTTCAACGGCTTCACTAAACTTATATCTATTGTGTCTCTTTACCCCAAAAGATATCTTAGTGTAGTTCTTCCCTGAATAGTTCTTGTAATAAGCAATATTATCATCGTTTAGACGTATCTCCCCATCTGATTCCCATTTAGAAATCATGAAGACAGTCTTGTAAGGGAAGCACTGAAACTTTACATACTTCCCATTATATGCACTCTCTACGACGTAGAAATCTACCCCAGTAGACAATGCAACCTTGCTTCCTAAACCGAAAGCTCCAAAGTTCTCAGAGGTATTACGCTTTGTAGAATATCCAAGTTCGGACATCCCAATAAGACGGTTACCCCCAACTCCAACACCGTAATCTTTGACTGAGAATTCATCGCAGAAACCTATCCCCTCGTTCTCAATATATGTTAGTTCAACATCATTGTTTTCTAAATCCAGGTAATTAAGATCATAATATGATTTGTCAAAGTTTGAATCCTTATACTGCTCATCATCTCTTTGAATATAGTAATCCTCTATAGATTTATTCCCTGTAAGAATATCCACTGCAATTTCTTTCTCCCTCTGTGCATCTAGTGCATTTGTAGCTAATTCTCTTACGGTAGAGGAGATGGGGGTAGAATACTGAGTAGCCTGCAGAATATCAAATACTAGACGTTCTGCGCCTTTGTTTATCTTTTTCTCTATTCCTATAGAGTTAGAAGTAACATTACTCCCAATTGTTTTTATGCTCATGGATTGTGTAGGTATTATAAACAAAAAACCCCAACTTACGTTGAGGCTTTTATTGCTTGGATAAGCTCTATAGTCTTTAGAACCTGATTTTGATTCCTTGGGACATATAGTTTGGGAGGGTTTCCGTTTCGCAAAAGTAGCTCTTTAAACATTTTCCATTTCATTGGGAAACGTTCATTTGCGTACCCTTTACACTCAATTACCCATTTCCCTCCTGGGTCAGTAAAATCTGGAGTGTAAGTTATATCTCTGACTTTATATGCTTGCTTGTCATTAAACCCAGTCTTCCCATTGTCTTCGAAAGATTCCTCTGGGTAATAAAAGCCTTCCATAAGAACATATTTATGTTGTTCATACTCAAACTTTAGTCCTGATTCCTTAAGTTTAGAGTAGCAGAAAGCTTCAAGCAAACTCTTGAATTTAATTCCATCTACTTCTAATCGCTTTGCATTCCTTACTCTCCCACGGTTGGGACCAGGATTTCGTACAGTTCCGGATCTAAGTCTTTTATTTCTTGAAGCCACTCTTTCTCTAGTTTTTTAGCTGTTTCTCTATCCTTTACATCCAACGAGGTTTTCATCCCAACATTTGCCATCATTTGCACTGTCCTAAACAGAATTTCGTCTATCCGTTTTCGTATTTCTGGGTTGGATTTATATGAGCCTCGCATTGCTGTAAGAATAATTTAGCTGTTTGCAAACCTTTGTTCTTTATCAAATCAGAGATATCTTTTGATTCGAGTTGTGAAGGTATACAAATATTTATAAAACTAGGATATTTTTCTATTATTTTTTTGGCCATAGATTGCCCAGGATTGATCTCAGAAGTGTAATCGTTGTCGTAGAGTATCAATAATCTTTGAAAACGTTTCTGTATCTCCCTGAGTATGTGTTCTGGTGGCATCTGCATCTCTGATTGAAAAGCAATGGATGCGCGACCAAGCACGTCCAGACACATAACATCCTTGAGGGAACTTGTGATATATAAAGTTTCCCCATTTTCAGGAATCTGGTTACCCCCTTGGACAACTTCATTCCCAACGTTGCTGAACCATTTGTACGTTTGGTCGTACGGTCTGTAGATTTTGAATCCTTCATTGAATTTGAATGCATAGGTTATTGTATCTGCTTTAAATCTGGTGTCATTTATCCAATAATAATCTATCGGAAAGACCGCAAATTTAGCTAATACTTTCTTTGAGATATGATACTTGGTCCAGAAAATTCTATCATCTTCATTCCAAGATCGGACTCTAATTTTTATTTCTGATTTTTTTCGTGAACTTTCTCTTCCCAAGCTATGAGAGAATCTATTACCCAAGAGAGTATCATTCCCACTGAAACTGTTAGAAAAATCACGATAAATGATATTGAGAGCCCCAATAAAATCGGTGTTATACTTGAAAGCAACATAACTAAAGCAATTAAAGGTGTGTTCCAAATTCCCGAAGTCCTTATATAGTAATTTCCCATTCCACTCAACGATGCTAACAGTGGGGGAATTATCACGTCTAAGCTCACTTCTGAATTTGACCCCTAATTTAGTGAAATTGCTACAATATCTCCTAAAAATATCATACTCAGTTAAATAGCTTAGTATATAGTCAGAATGTAATACTAAGTTGCTGTCTTTATAGTCTACTCCCATAGCAATATATTTTATATTTATGGGAATAAAGAAAGGGGGAGCGAGCTGGTTGCTCGCAACCCCCAATCTTTATCGTTGATTGGTTAATTAGAGAACCCAGTCATCTGAATCATCTACAGTTGCAACCTCTGAGGGAGCTACCAGCTTCTCAGTATAGGGAGCAAGACGTAAATCTTCAGGATAAGCAGAGTTAAACCCCCCATAATCAGAATTAAGCTCCTTCGTAAACATGTCATTACGTTGGGGCTTAAGTCTCCCAAAATGCTTCGTATAAGTCTGTTGATACTTTCCATCTTTTACCCCGAGAAGAATTCTTACACGGTTATCTTGAAGAGCCTCAACAAGCTTCTTAAGCTCAGTGACATCACCCTTTACAATTTTATCAATCGTCTCAAGATAACAATCCCCATTCGAAGATACGTTACCCCAAGCTTTGATAAAGTTCAAGAGGACATCCTCTCCTGAGTAAGCTTTACGCTCTCCCTCAGCCTTAAACCAATCATATTTAGAAGATGGGTTATCCTCGCACCAAGTGATTTGACCACGATTGTTAACCCACATGAACTTACTCCCGTCCTTGCTGGTACGAGGAGTGTCCTTCATTAGAATCTCAACTCTAGTTGTAATATCAGGAGAGGTATGTCTTACCCAAAAGCTCAACTTTGTGTACTTCTCCCCACTAAGTTCAATAGCATACTCAGGATCACGCTTTGTATTTACTCCGAGACTATTCAACTCATCAAGAGTAGGATTAATCGCCACTACTTGCATGGGGGCAATCCCGTAGTAGAGGTTAATACCTCCTACTACTTCCTCTTCACTTTTATTTGTGGCAATAGCCATTTTATTTATCTATTTTAAGGTTAATTAAATCAGTTAATTCAGATAATTCAGCTATTTACAGAGTACGAATCCCAAGGAGATGTATCTTGTTCATCATCATCTTCTTCATCTCCTGGATCAGTAGCTTCAGAAACAGGAGCTTGTTCTTCAGTATCATCAACTAAGGTGAATTTTACGATTTTTGAGCGCTTTACACGCTTTCCTGATAATTTTGGGTGCTGGAAGATCAATTTGGTCTCTTCTACAGAAAGATTGTACTTCTCTCTGATAGCTTTTCTATCCAATCCTGCATTTAAATCTGCAAGGATTTGAGATACTGTGATAACTTGTTTTTGTTTCTCAACAACTTGAGGAACATTTTGGATTTGCACGTCAATCATAACTGTGTTTGTTAAAGGGTTAGTCGATGAAGATTTTATCCCAATCAAAGGGAATTGTTTGACCTTTGAGGTGGTCACACCTAGAACCTGCATTTTGATCGTCTTTAGAATCAAATGATACCATCATCTGATCTGACTCTCTGAATACATACCCAATTGCATCTGCATTTGCGCATGTAATGTTTCTGATTTTCCCAGTAAGATCTAAGTCCTTACTTGATACCTCCTTTCCTTTCTTTTCAATCATCTTGTCTTTCAAGTGACCTACTAAGATAATGTGAGGAGCTAGCTGAGATATCCTATCCAACCATTTCTTGTACGCTATTCTAAGATACAGATACCCAGCACCCTGAGGTAATGAGAGAACAGACAGGCCTTTGTTATCTGAATCGAAGTTCTTCCCCATTTGGGTGTTTCGATACAGCTCTTTTGCCTCTTGTTCAGCCCACACTTCAAGCTGTGTGATTGTGTCGATAGCTACATACTTATAGGGTTTGTTTCCCTTGATAATGGCTTTCCCTATCTCACTCAATTCAGACAATGATGTGGCTTTGAGCTTTAGAGCACTAACCATATCACTCCCATCTTCAAGATCAATAATTAGACATCCATCTAGCTTTGACAAAATAGTGGTCTTCCCAATCTTTGGGGGACCATATATGACAATATTCTTTGGACTCTTTCTACTAGCTGGGATTACTTCTGTTGGAAGTTGCATTAGATTGTGTTTATTATGGTTTAGCTGGACGTTCCTCTATAGTGAATGTAGACAAATCAGTTTGAAAAGGTATTAAACCTAATAGTCCATCACGATTCTTCTCGATGTGGCAAGCCAATAATCCTATAGGGTCTTCCCCGCAATAACTGTCCGTTATATTATACAAATCATAGGGTCTTTGCATCATTAATACAACATGAGCATCCTGTCCAATAGAATCACCTCCAAATAAATCAGTCAGTAAAGGTTGGTACTGCTGCTTTGCACGAAACTCCTGTTCTATGTTTCTGTTGAGCTGCGATAGCAGAATCGTAATTGTCTGCATCCTAGCTTGCAACCACATACATCCCTTAGATAGGGTATTTAGTTTCTGCAGTTCAGTATCCTCTCTTCCCAAAACCAATCTACTATGATCAATCAAATTGATAACTGTCTTTGTTGGGTACTTCAGAAATACTTTCTCATTCACTTTGCGAATCCTATCCATATCCTGAGGAACGTTACAAAAGAAGATAGGATAGGATCTGTACTTATCAACTGCGTTTACATAGGAATTGAATTTATTAAGGTCTAGTGTGGTATCAACTGACAGTAATTCAAACGTTTGCAGTTTTGTATCCTTAGAACCAGCACGAAGAATCTGCTGCTCACCCGGCATCTCAAAACTCCAATACAATACAATCAACTCATTTTTATTCAGATCTAAAGTATCGAAAATCAACTGATTGCTAAAAGCTGATTTCCCAACCCCAGGACGACCTGCAACGACATACATCTTTCCTGGTTGTAGCCCACCCATGAGATTACGATTGAGTCTTTTCCATTTTGTGGGGAAGACCTTTCGTTTCCCATTCATAGAATCCTTTACATAGCTTATAGATTTATCTACTGATTTAGATATATGTACTAACCCAGTAAATGCATCAAAGCTTTCTTGT